TATTTACATGGGAAGATCTAATCACAGGTCTTGCTAGGTCATGCAACAAAGACCACATAATGTCCCTGGCGTTACCTTGGGTAAGACCTATGTACCACACTTCCCCTGGCTTGGAGTCAAGGGCAGCTACAATCATTCTCCATGCAGCATATCTGGACTTACCACAACGTCTACCGGCAGCAATGACCTGGAAACGCTCATTGTTCTTCCAGACTGTCTGTTGCCACTTGAGTAGCTTGACGTTAAGTTCAGTCATCAGAAGGTGAAGTTAGTGGCTTGGTGGGGGTAAAGGAGGAAGGACATGATACAGGTAAACGAGCTTCCTGCTTCAGGGGTGATGGTCATGTAGTCACCATCCGTCATAATCAGGAAAGACCCCAAAGGACCACCAAACTGAACAAAGTCAGCAGCACCTACTGATTTACCACCAAGAAAAGTAATGGTTGATCCATCGTGCCAAGCAGCAGTCACTGCTTTAGTGGAGCCACCAATGTTGGAGATAAACAACATAGTGACTTCAGCATGGTAACCCGTAGGCACTGTCAGGATAGTATTGGATATACCTGCTGTTAGATTCTTGCCAATACTATACTTCATTGCTTTCAATCACCTTGGCAATGTAATCCATTCTCTTAACCACACCATCATTAGTGTTGTTAAGTTTTCTTTGATTGTAGTCGTTGTTATTCAAGAACTCTTTAGCAGCCTCTTTGAACTTACCTTGGTTAAACAACATACGGGTCTTTCTGGACTGCTGCCAGTCTCCCCTGTACATGGCACTTAGGATGGCTGCTTGAGTCTCCTCATTGAGAAACTCAAATTGAGGAGTGAGGTCTTTGGTTTGTCTTACAAAGGATTCATACACTTCAGGGAAGGGCTTGTCAATATAGTATTTTGTTTGACCCACACCTTTGGTTATCACACCCTTATCGTCCTTGTATTCACCATCACAGTACCCCTCATGGAGGATTATAGTTTCCATAGGGAGGGGCAAGGGCTTCTTTAGATTGTACACTTCACAGACCTTATCAACTGCTTTTTGACCATGGTAAATCTTAGGTTTCAAAGTATTCACCGTCTACAGCGTCCTGGGAGGGGTCTATGTCTAATGTATCACCTTGGTCTGTTGAGGAGGATACAAGACCTGAGATGTTGATTGTGATTGCAGACTTTCCATTGTTCTTTTGAATCTCCTGCTCAAAAGCAGAGACAGGTAGCATTCTATCCATAAGTAGTTTCCATGCTGCTGCTTGGTTCTTATGGTCATCATTCAGTGCTGCATTAAAAATAGAGTCAAGAACTTTAGCTGACTTAGGGGAGGCAAGCATCCTTTGCTTGTACTCATTGATGATTGCTGCATCACCCTTTGGTCTCCCCACAGGTCTGGGCTTAGGCTTTAAGGAAGCCTTTGGGGGTCTACCCTTGGTGGTCTTTCTGGTGATGACACCCTTCTGAGGTGTAGAAGACACAACCCCTTCTGGGATGACAACTAAATCAGTATCTATTTCATTATTCATGGGCAATAGGGTCCCCTTAAGTGTCTTAAGGGGCCTTAAGTTATCCATTAAGGTTTATACTATAAGTAAATTAATATTACTACTTAAGTGTACTTAGGTGTACTTAAGTGTGCTTAAAGTTTTATACTTTATGTATATTCTATAAGTTTATCTTTTAAGTTTTTTACTTAAGTATACTCTTTTATTGTACCATATTTTTAAGTGAAAGTAAATACCTAACACTACTTTTTGTGTACAAAAGAGTGCCCCTAAGGTTCTCCTTAGTTCCTCCATAGTGTCTCCATAGTTTCTCCACTATTCATTCCCTTTTGTACACTTTAGGGCCCTACTACATATAGTGTTTACTTTTAGTTGTATACACAATAGGTTGTATTAACCTAATAGGTTAGTCTACTATTGTTCTAACACAGGTAATAACAGGAAATACCAGAGTAAATTCCATTGTGATACCAAAGTAAACTTGAGGGTCTAAAGGGGCTTGAGGGGTGTTTTCTAATTTACTCTTTTGCAAACCTAAGTGCCTACTACAATAATTATCATGTGCTCACCCGCCCCCCCGGGGTAGTCCATTGGACCACTAGTGCACTGGAGTGGTAGTCCATTGGGTCACTAGTCCATTGGAGTAGTAGTCCATTGGAGTAGTCACCCATTGGACCACTAGTGCACTGGAGTAGTAGTGCAATGGAGTAGTACCCCAATGGGTCACTAGTGCACTGGGGCACCAGTGTTATGTTATAACATTACATTCGCCAGGACACACAACACGCACCTCGAGACCACCCTTGACCACCCAAGGGAACACAAGGGACCACGAGGGCAGTTGCTTGGGTGGTCTTGGGTGGTCTTGGGTGGTCTGAAGGGGCAAGTGTGGGGACCAATGTGGGAGCCTCTAGTGCCCCTTCAGTCCCCTTGAGACACACAAGAACACACAGGACACACAGGACACACAAGCTGAAGAAGACACACACTACTAGCGTTTTCGATAGTACCAGTCAGACAGGCAAAGCCTCAGTATTGGGCTTGGTGTTGTGTGTTAATGGAGTGACTTTGATGGAACTGCAAACTGAGGAGATGGGGCTTGCGATTATGAAGCCGCTGGATGGAAGCAGCATTTACTACGTTGTTGCCACGGATTCCAACGGCGTGCGCTGGGCTTACAACGTGCGGCAGATGGATGGTCTGGAAGATGCGCAGCGGGTGCTGGCTCGGATGTTTCGCAATCGCGCAGCTGGACAATTCGAGACTCGTTTTGTCTGGTCCCCGCTCGATCCTTCCGTGGAACTGTATTCCGATCCGTGGGATCAGATGGAACTTAAGTCAACTGTGGTCTGGTAAGGAGTGTAGAGAAAATGAGTGTAAAGCTTTCGAAGACGTCCAAGCTTGGGTGCCTGTCATGGTCACTTCAGGCAATCGACACTTGCCCCGGTTCCAAGGGCTCGGACGGTAAACTGGTCCCTGCTTGCTCTGGCTGCTATGCCACGTCGGGGAACTACCGTTATGCCAACGTCCGGCTCCCACGGCTCCACAATCGCACTGACTGGGAGCGTGATGCTTGGGTAGATGACATGGTGACTGAGCTAGACTCGAGCCGCTACTTTCGCTGGTTCGATTCTGGTGACTGCTACTCTGTGAAACTGGCAGAGAAGATCCTTCAGGTAATGGAGCGCACGCCATGGTGCCAGCATTGGCTTCCCACCAGAATGCACAAATTCCCTAAGTTCCATGACGTGTTCCAGCGCATGCAATCGTTAGCTAACGTTGTCGTTCGCTACAGCAGCGACAGCATCACGGGCGAGCGAGTAGTGGGACATACAACATCGACCATTGTCCCATCGGACAACCTTCAGGTTGCAGGCGACGCCTATGTCTGTCCCGCGTACACCAGAGAAGGCAAGTGTGGACCATGTAAAGCCTGCTGGTCTCAAGGCGTGTCCGTGATCGCATATGTCGGGCATGGTCGATCAATGGTCGCAAAACAGCGCAAGGTTCAACTGATTGCTAAGGGGGCATGAAGTGTTAACCATCAAAAAATCCAGCATCCCCATGGGCTCCCAAAGGCGTCTCAGGAAGCAACGTATCCGTGCATTGGCTAAGTCATGCCTAGAGTTAATCGCGGGGACGCTAGTGATTGGTGCCTTGTGGGCTATGGTCCTGTTTGCCTTGCTCTCACCATGCGGTGCGACTATGATTGATGCAGATGGTAGTCGCCATGTTTATCAATGCTCACTGTGGGGTGAATGATGACTGAGATATTGCACCTGGCTAATTCGGAGGATGGTCTGGAAGTTATCGTAACTGAACTATCCTCCGAAGGGACCGTTCGTTACAGAGTCAAATTCAGGGACACAGATGCGGACGAAACCGTAGGGATTCTGATATTTCCAGACAAGGAACTAGCAGAGCACTATGCCAGAAGCATCATCAAAGGAATCAAACCATGAAAAAGAAACGTAACCTGAAGTACATTCCCTGCACATGCCCTGTCTGGAAGTTCCCACACAAACCGGAGGATGCATGCAACGAGAGATTCGAGGATTTTGATTTAATGAAACACACACAACGGCAAGTAGAGTATGCCGACGCCAATGGCGGATCCAGACCAGACAATTTCGACCAGAGAGCGGATATAAGATACTACAGATAGTGGTAACCAAATAATGAACATATTTTACCTTCACGAGAACCCCACACTAGCAGCACAAATGCAATGCGATAAGCACGTGGTCAAGATGACATTGGAAACGGCACAGCTAATCTGTACTGCGCACCATGTTCTGGGGACGGAGCCAGTCTATATACCCTATAGAGCAACACACAAAAATCACCCTAGTGCTGTCTGGGTTAGAGAATCAATCCATCATTACCATTGGACCGTGAAGCATTTTAAAGCTCTGGCTGATGAGTACCAGAGGCGATACAATCGTGAGCACTTGGCATGGTCAAAGTGTAAACACATTGCCATGTTCGATCCCTTAGAAATTCCAAAGTCACCATTCACTCCACCCCCACAATGTATGCCCCTAGAACTCCATAGGAACCCTTCAGACACCGTTGCAGCCTATAGGGACTACTACCGTACTGCTAAGGCACAAATCCTCGTATACGCCCATTCAGAGCGTCCTACGTGGTTACAACAGGGAGAGACAGCATGAAACATACGCCCGGTCCATGGTATCCAGTAGGTCACTGGGTGGAGGTTGAGAGTGATCGTTATGCGGATATCTGCACATGTGATCCTAGTGTTCTAGGTCAGGATCACATTGAAGGCGCGGATGAAAGAGCAACAACGAATGCTCGATTGATAGCAGCGGCACCTGATATGCTGGCTGCACTGAGAGCATTAGTAAAACTATTCCCACAGAATGCACTTGAAACAATCAAAGCAAAAGCAATAATCAAAGCAGCCACAGGAAGCAAACCATGAAAACTATTGTATTGAAGTATTCAGAAACCGAGGTTCATCGTTTTTGCTGTGACATTTTGGAAGAAGCAGTCACGGATTGCCAATACTGGGCAGGTCACGATTTGCCAAGATATGCAGCTAAGGATGATCATGGCGGAACAATCTCCATCAATTTCCAGCACCTAGTGCAGGATGAATCCTTGGGACCGTGGAAAAGGACGTTCCTCGATACCGAGGCGTTGTGGCAAGGTTTGAAGGAATACATATCAATGAACCAAGACAACCTAGACAACCATATTGCCCAGGGCATACTGACATTAGATCTTAATGTATTAGATTACTTTGACATTGATGAGTTGATTCGATCCTCCCTCTTTGAACCCACATTGGAGTGGTAAAATGAAAAATCAAGGTATATTTAATTCTAAGGCAAAGCTCAACGAGGATAAGGTAAAACTAATTCACGCCCTAAAGAGAATTAAGAAAGTAAAGAATGAAACCATTGGCAATCTCTTTGGCATCAAAAAAAGTACAGTAGCAGGAATCCTTCGCGGGTTTGCATGGAAACATGTGCAGCCACCGACACCGGAGGAAGCCGCAGAGTTAGTGGTAGCCTATGAGGCTTTGGAAGATGCTGAGAAAGAATACCTAGACTATCGTAAGGTTTCGCTGATGTCAGGGAAACAATCCATGAAGGAATTCCTAAAAAGTAAAAAGTCTAAGGTTACACTTTGGCTCATGAAACCCTTTAGTGATAACCAAGGTATCAATAACTTTAGATATTCAAGGGGAGTTAAGAAGTGAGGTTTGAAACACCAAAGTGGAAGAAAGACAATGACACAGTTTGAACTAGAGCAAGCCATCATGGGAGCTTGGGGTATCATTGAAGACATCCAGCTTCTAAGGCAAACCATAGAACACTTTAAATTACAACCCAAGGAGTACGATAACCTGGACAATTATCTTTTAGGTTTAGAAACAATCTATCAGAGGAAATTTGAGAATGTGTTTTCTCTCTTTGAGAAACTACTATGGGAGACAAAGCATGGGAACTAACTTCTATGTAGTCACGAATGAGTGCTCCCATTGTGGGAGATACGACAAAGAATTACATATAGGCAAGTCATCCTTTGGGTGGTGTTTTCACTTCCAAGGTTACAAACACCTAGGGCTGGTCTCCTGGAAAGAGTGGAAGAAGTATCTCAAAGACAAAGAGATCAAGGATGAGTACGGTGACACAATGGATTATTCGTACTTTGTCAACCTGATTGAAACCTACAAGTCACCTCACTATGTGCATGAGAATGGACACAAAAACCTTCAACATAACTTCCAAGGGCGTATTGACAAATTGCCTTGGTTTGATCCACAATTCGATTGGGACGACGAAGAAGGTTACCCCTTTGGTTCCCGTGAGTTTTCTTAACAGCAGGAGAGTGTAAATGAGTGTACGTTATCCTGAACATGATTGCTTTGAAGATTATGAAGAAGACAATATTGTCACCGAAGAGGTGACAAAAGAAGATATGATTAATTCCTTGATTGAATATGAATGTCAGACTATGACAGTCTGGGATCTGCTTAATTATTATAAACACAACAAGCGGAAAGAGTACGACAAGATGTCGGACAAAGGAATCGCAGAAATCCACAAGTGGTTTTTTTAAATGAAAACAGAAATTGAATTGAGCCATGATTGTATTGAAGAGATTGTAAGGCAGTCATTGATTCAGACCTTTGCAATCAATGATACAATTGAAGATGACTACAGTAGAAAGCTCCACAAGGCACTAAAGAAAGTCATTAGACACTATAGTAACCCTGACCAGTGGGAAGATTTTAAGGATAAGTTTAATGTTTGAGATTATATTAATGGTCTTTTGGGTTGCATTGTTTGCAATCCTTGGAGTAGCCCTCTGTGGTCTGCTCACCTATTGGGCGGTTCTCTACTTTGCTGCAAAGCATGATCGTAGAGAATAATTAACTATAATGGACTTTGGTATTATGCGGTGTAAGGCTTGTGATATTATATTGGAGGAATATGAGTTAAATAGAAAGTGTAGTATAACTAATTCTTTCTTGGATTTGTGTTCTCAATGTGCCAATATCTCAGATCAGGTATTGGAAGATACTTATATAGATGACAATAGTAACACATATGTTACTTTTAATAATGAGGATGAATAAATGGTAATCGAAGGTGTAGTGGCTTTTTCCAGTCTCACCAAGCATGATGAATACCAGGGGCGCTCCACTGGTAAGTATTCTTTAATGCTCACTTTGAGTGAAGAAACTAAAGATCTCCTTATGTCCAAAGGAGTAAAAGTGACTGATTATAATGGAACACCTCAGCGTAAGTTTAAGAGTCAATATTCCATTAAGGTGGTGGATATTGAAAATAACCCTGTAGAGGGTGAGCTTCCCCGAGGATCAAAGGTCCGTATCAGTGTAGGCTTGGGTAAAAAGCCCTCCCCTATCCACGGTGTCACTCCTTACCTCAACGCTGTTCGATTGGTTGAACGGTCGGAGAATGACGCGGAAGGGGAGTTCGAGGAAGGGTTCTAACCAGAGGCTCTAGGAGGCTCTGAGAGGGGTACCCGGTAGGTCGGTGCTACCCTACCCCTCAAAACGTCTCCTAGGGGCTCCTATGCGGTCCTAGAGGGTGTTATGATGGACAGTGAGGCTACACTCTACGGTGTGCTCAGAGACAATGTAATTTTCTGGTCATCCAGGAAGATGAACGCAGAATACTTTCATTGTTCTAACTTTGATTATAAAAAACCAGCAAGGTTTATTAAATTCACAAACCTCAATAGTAAATCTAAGTATCTTTTAATTAACATAGATGAAATCTAAATGTTAGTTAATATACACATAGAGACTCTTAATGATATAACTATTGAATATCTTAAAGATTCACTAAAGAGTATAACCTTAGACTACAATAGGAGAAAGAAAGGAGTATTACTTAATGGTATATATAATAGTGATCCTAAAGAGGATCTAAAAGAGATAAAGAAAACTATAAACTCTCTTAAGAGAACTATAGAGTTCTTTGGTGGAGATTACAAAGATGTTCCTAAGACACTCTAGTTGTC